CTATAAGTAATCGTGTGCGAAGGTTGTCATTCTCTTCTGTTTGAAATGCTAAATCTGCATAACCTGAAAATTCTCTACTTGCTTTAATTTTTGCTGTAGCTGTACCAGAGCTTCCACAATTAAAAGTAAGATCAACACCAGAATCTACAGTGTTATCTGCGTTGTAAAATGTAGCGGCATTAAAAGCTCCCGAACTAGAGCCATCAACAGTCAACCCATCAGCCGTGACTGTGCCATCTACGTTAAGGCTTGTATTAAACTGACCAGTAGTAAAAGTCCCAGCCGCCGCAGTAGAACCACCAATGACTGTGCCGTCTATTGTGCCTGAGTTGATGTCAATCCCGGTGACAGGCGTAGTCCCGTCAAGCAGGTTGTCTAGGTTGTCTAGGTTAGTGTTTAGCTTCTCGCCCCATGTATCTTCTGAAGCGCCAACTTCCGGCTTAGTCAAACCATAGGTGGTTGTAGTTGTATCAGCCATTTAAGCGGCCTCCCATAAAGTTACAGTGTCGGACACGTTTGTCCATGTTTGTGAAGCGCCAGAGACGCCTACCCATTCGTTGTCGTCAGATGCAATATCAGACCAATCATTTGACGCCGGAGCCTTGTCAGCCCAAACCTCATCGCTCCCAGGCTTATCAAGCCAAAGTATCTGACCAGATGACGCCAAGACAGATGATGCGCTTATACCACCAATACCGACAGCAGTTATGTTGCCAGAGAATGCCGCCTGGCTCTCAGCCGATATTACAGCACCTGCAGCAACTTTCTTAAATCCAACCACTGTTGTAGATGACGCAACACCTATTTCTGACAGTCCCTGCTGGACCAGGACGCCATCTACCGACGACCCCGATGTAGCGCTTACAGCAACAACACCCGAACCGGTCATGAAGCCGGACACAGATGACGATGAAGCCGCCGATATTGCAGACCCTGTCTGTAGTAGTGCCTGAGGATCTGCCTGAACAGATGCAGCGGCGCCAATCAACGACGAGTCCTGGCGAACAGCAGTTCCGGATATTGACGCAGATGATACTGCCGATATCGCGCAGCTCGCCTCCCGTACAAACCCAGCAGAGACATTTAACGCGGACGTTGCCGATATTACGACTGCGCCATCTTCAAGATTAGCGGTCGAGTAGGCGGCCTGCCCGTATTTATATGCCCCGTAAAGCATACTAGTCTAACGTAATATCTAAGTCGCCAGCCGGGATGCGAAATACGTCACCCGTAGCGATAGTCTTGCTCGCAGTTAACGTGCCATATGCCATCAGATTGCCGCCAGTAGAGGCATCAAATACACCGACATGGGTGATAGTACCCCAGCTTCCAGTAGCTGTTGCCCACTCCTCTGCAGAGGTGTTGCTTGCAGTGTTGCCTGTTACGGTAAACGCTGTAGCTTGTCGCGCATAGCCATCACCAGATAACTCTGTGCCGCCGCCTGTGTCACTAGGCGATGCAGTGTATAGTCCGGTGTATAAAGTTACTGGGGCAGTGTATGCGTTGCCGCCAAACACATGATCCAGAACCTCTGTCTCTAAAAAGTTAGTAAAGCTCATCCTAGCCCTCGTATTTTAGTTGTCAGCCCAACGCCAGAGTAAACTGCTTGCTGGGAAGTTAAGTTTAGTTTATCTACCGCCTCGCCATAAAGTCGAGCCCAGACTTCAGCCCTGCCATCTTCAGCAAGGTATGGGGCAGAGTTTAGCAGTGAGCCGTACAGGTATATGTCAGGATATGAAGACAACAACCAATTTGTAGTTGCGTCGTTAGCAAGTGATGGAATTTTCTGATAATACAAAAGCTCTGCCGCATAAGCGCTGTCAGGCGTAGGGAATACCTCAAATTGGTTTTCTGCGTGCCTGTAGTATCTTGGCTTGCCTGCAACATTCTCTGACCCCTGGCGTTTATCAGCCATTGCCTGAGAGCTTAATAGGTCAATTGCAGACGTATTCTGACCGCTCAAATGCAGGCGTATAGTCTCGACCCAGTCGCTTGGCTTTGTTAGGTACTGACCGTCAATTGTGGTGGAGGCACGGTTCTCCATCTGCCAGTGGCGTATGTCACGGTTCATTCTCGCCTCACCCAACGCAATAAAAGTCGGGATAACAGACGTAAGGTCTGCCCGGTTCAAGAAATCTGCTATTGACGCCTGCAGCTCGCTGTATGTACTTATTGCCATTATGGACTCCAGTAAGATGGCCGATTATATCACTAAATGGGGCTTAATAACCCGCCAATCAATCTAGCCTCGTCCCTGGCCCTTTGATCCCTCTCATCCACAAAGCTGTAGTCTAGAAGTCCGCCCAGGCGATCACGCAAGGGGGTGCGCTTTGGCATGGTCATGGTGGATATGGCTGTAGGAAGCTGAGACACAAAGTCTACCGTATCGACAGCGCCTTCAAGGGCTCCCATTCCTATCTCGCCAATTGTCGGCAGAATCTGTGAGCGGCGGTATGCAGCCAGCTCTGGGGATACCTGGCCAAATGCAGCAGACCCCATGGCACGCAACCTGGCGTCCTCACGCATCAGGGTGTCAAACTTCTGAGCTTCTGCTGCCTGGGCTCTCTGGTTAATCTGAGCGTACTCGTTAACCATGTCGCCAAATGATTGCTCCTGCACTACAGGGGCTGCGTTGTATTCTGCTGCTTGCGCTTGCTCTGTTCCCAAGCCGC